CATGTTATTCTCGTAGTTTAAGTTCTAAGTCCTCTAACTTATGATACTCAGCATGTGCTCGCTCTTGACGGTCACATACAATACTCATGATATCATTCACGATCACATCATTCTCAACATAGTCATCTAAATATTTGTCAATAGCTTCTTTGAGGTATCTATACCTGTGCCATTCTAATGAGTATGGTTTGTACATGATGAATAAGAGGGTAGAATTATTTAGGACTCATCAGACATCTTCGAGAAATCATTTACTTTCTCGAACTTTAAAGTTCTTAGAAACTTATCTACAAGTATATCACCTTTGTGAGAAATAACAAAGACGTTTGTTCCGTTTCCAAGACCTCTTAAGATTTGAAGTAGTTCACCTGTGCCTGATGTATCAAGAGAACTATCAAAGACTTCATCAAGAATCAAAAGATTAGTAGCAACACTATTCTTCATCCTAGCAACTTCACGCCAAGTGAATAGAAGTGCTAAGTCAATCTTCTGCTTCTCACCTTCAGAGAAAGATGCATAAGAAAACTCATCACGAAAGCGACTCTTGATAACTTCATTGAACTCTTCGTCCAGAGTGAAGTTAACAAAGAAGTCCATCGACTGCAGGTACTTATTGATCAGTTGATTGAAGATAGGAACATACTTCTTGATGATCTGACTTTTGATACCAGAGTCTTTCAGTAGTGAAGATACAACTTGAAACTCGTCTAGTTGCTGACTAACAGCAGCACAGTCTTTCTCGGTTGAGTTGTACTCAGACTGATACCCTTGCAGAGTTTCTTTCTCTTGATCGATATTAGGAGTGCTTTGCTGCAGTTCGGTAATCTCTTTTACAATCTGCAGATTCTCCATTTCAACGCGAACAATCTCTCGTTCAAATGCATTGGTATCGCTACGAACTTCATACAATTTTGCAGAAGTTTCTTCCATCTTGGCAACAACTTCTACTGCTTCTGCAATATCATTTGTAAACCCTTCAATCTCAGTAGCAAGAAGTTTTCCTGCTTTAGACATTGTACTCACTTTCTTTTGCTTGAACAGACCATCAATATCCTGACTACAAGTTGGACATGTGTCATGTTCCTTAAAGAACTTTAGATCTTTCGCAATCAGTTTCAGTTCAGACTTTTTGTCTGCTTGACTCTGACGCAGTTTACGAACAAACTTTTTCTGAGGTTCGATGTCACCCATTTGTTCTTCCAGACAAAGAGTTTCTTCTTTCTTCAGTTTGTGATTTACCTGCAGTTCTTTGATACGCTCAACGTTCTTATTGTACTTCCCTTGCTTCTCTTCTTGACGATTCTGATTTACTTCTTTGAGGGAGTTAATCAACTTCTGCTGACTATCAACCTTCTCTTTTGTGAGACGAAGCATGTGACCACAGTCATTACTTTGACCCTGTGCTGAACGAATACGATCCTTCAGCAGTGAGTTCATGTTCGAGAAGATCTGGATGTCAAGTAAATCTTCAATAACTTCTCGTCTGTGAGCGGCAGTGAGTTGCATGAAGGGGACAAAAGTTGACGATCCAAGTATAACGACTTGAGTGAATGACTTGAAATTGAGTTTGAGCACTGACTGCTCCAAGTATTTTTGCGTGTCTTTAGTGGCAGCATCTTGGTCAACCAGTTTGTTATTTTTGTAAAGTTCAAAGACATTAGGTTTAATACCTCGGAATACACGATAGTCATCTTTGCCGATGGAGAATGTAACCTCCACCTTGCAACCCTTTTCATTGATGGAGTTTACCAACTGAGGTTTGTTGATCTTTCGGAATGCTTTCCCAAACAAAGCAAAGCACAGGGCGTCTAACATAGTAGACTTCCCTGCGCCATTAGAACCTACAATAAGTGTAGATGGGGATTCGCAAAAATCAATCTCAGTCCACTGGTCCCCCGTAGATAGGAAGTTCTTCCAGCGGATAGTTTCAAAGGTAATCATTACGGGGGAATAATAAGGTCGTCTTTTCTGATAATGGTGTAACTATAACCATAGGTATTGCAGTTGATAGCAATAACTTCGGAGTCTACTTCAGTGACTTCGAGTTCGTCCTCGTAGTCTTCTGCATCTAAGTATAGCACATATCTTTCAGCATCGTCACGATCTTCAAAAACAGTCACCGTTTTAGTCATGTCTTTGGATCTAACTGCGTAGATGCCACCCGATTCAGTGTCTGTTAAAACGAACATTAGATTTCTGATGCTTCCATGTACAGGGACCTCATTACATTTTTAATGTTTGTCTTGTTTGCTTTGAGGTCGATTTCATCTATGTAGTTGTCAAGAAGTGTCATCGTATCTTCGGTTTCCAGCACTCCAGAGTTACCAGACTCAACACTCAGATCTTCAATAATCTTGAGATCACCAAGTCCCATATCTTGAAGTTGACTGACTGCATAGTCAAACTTTGCATAGTCACCTTTATCTTCGACGATCAGTTTAACGTATGCTCCTTTGAGTTCTCCGTTATCTGGTAGAGTAACTCCACCGTTATAATAAAGCTTATAAAAAATGTCAAAAGGATTCCGATAGAAAGTTGTCTTGAGTGTTTCAGTATCAAGGACATGAAATCCTCTTTTACAACCATAGTCATTCCAATACAACTGATAAGGATTACCAAGATATGTAACATTCTTCTTGGTAGATTTCATGTGATAATGGCCACTGAAAACCTTTTTGAACTTAGAGAAATGTTTGGGATCCATCCCATTTTCCATTACATGACCAGGGTGAGCTTCAAAACCGTTAAGCTCAAGATGGCCCATGCACACAGAAGCATTACTCTCTGTAACAACTCCGAGGGTTCGCTCGTAGTTCTCGTCACATATCCAAGGCAAAAGGAGAATAGGAACACGATCAAACTCAACGACAGTAGGATCGGTGTATACTGTAATGTTATCGTATCCGTCAAGTAACTCACTTGGGGCGTTAACTCGAAGGGTGTTCTTGTAGTAGATGTCATGGTTCCCTACTAGCATATGCATTTGAACATTCCTCTCAGCGAGAGGGTTAAACCACATATTTTTCGCTGCTTCCAGCGACATAAAATTGATAGATCGACGTTTGTCAAAGGTATCTCCTAAGGCAATGACGGTATCAATCTTATGTGCATCGATAAAAGGAAGCACAACTTCACCATAAAATCTTCGATAGTGATCGATGAATGATTGATTATCATTACGAACACCGAAGTGCTGATCAGTTATCAGAAGAATTTTCATTAGGTTGCTTTTTCCTCTCTAGGTCACGAAGGCGCTTACGCCAATAATCATTTTCAGACTGTTGCTGTTGCTCTTGCTCTTCTTGTTTTTTGGTCATCGTTTGGAGTTCATCTCTACACGGGACTTAATCTGATTATAACCTGAATCTGTATCTCCGTCAACTGTGAAGACGTGATCATATCCAGACTTCTCCAGAATCTTATCCTTGATTTCCATCTGTCTCTTCTCTTTCTGAATCCTTCTTAGAAAGGCGTAGTACACAATCTGTGTGAAGTATGCAAATGGATTCTTGGATTTCTCTGGATCGAAGTTATCAATATACTGAATGCAGTTTTCAATACCATCACATACCATATCGTCTTTATACATGTAGTTAATAAAGTTAGGACGATATGAAAGGTGAGTGGCAATCTTAAGAAAACATCCACCAATGTAGTTATTTACCCTTGGTTTAGCACGACTATCCCACTTCTTAATGATGTCTATTTGTTCTTCTCTAGATAAGTCTTTGAATCCATCAATTTCTTTTTCTGCTGCCAAGAATACCTTTTTCTTGTAAGCGACGATCGCTGCAAGAAACTCTTGATTATCTACGTAATGTTGTTTTTGTTTTTTAATAGTTCTCATATAGTTTCTTGCTTTGTGTACATTATAACACACTTGACAGAACTGTCAATCTTCTGTAGAATAACCATGTGGAGGTTCAGAGATCTTCTAGCTTTTATAGATCTTCTCAAAGAGCAATCTTGCTTCGTCAATCTTTCCTAAGTAACCCATTTCGGGTTCAAGATCGAGTTTTGTTTCATTCTTTTTTTCATCATCTTCTCCGATGATAAATGCTTCGTACATAAATGAAACCTGTTTACTCATAGAGGTGACCGTTAGAATATCTTTTTCACGCAGGATAAAGAAATCTTCGTCAGAAAACTGCATCCACTTTGCAAATCCTACACCCCTAACGGTGCGACCATCTTCAGTCTCTTTGGTAATAACTTGAGTGCATACTGGACTTTGAATAAAGACAAGTGTCTCTCCGTTGTCCTCTGTAAGGACTGCTTTACCTAGTACCTCTTCTCCGTTGAGGAGTTTGAATACTCCGTAAAACTCTTCATCGTGTCTTGCGTAGTTAATCATAGGCTTTTACTTTTACATCGATGATCTCATACTGAAATTTTTCTTCGTTATATACTTTGACTCTCTCCATCAAATGATTGAGGGTATAGTTATTACCCCTATCAGTGGAGATATCGTCTGCAATATCATACAATGTTGCTTGTGATTTATTTTCCCCTTTCCTCAGAACTCTACCTATAGATTGTAGGTTCCTCACTCTGGACTTAGAAGGGCTGGCAAAAATAACGTTGTGTAATCTTTTGATGTTGATGCCTGTTGAGAAGGTGCCATATGAGGCAACAATAATAGCGTTATCAGATTGTTCGGTGAGCAACCTGATATCTTCGCGGTCATCTACATCTACTCCCCCATGCACAAAATGCACAGGTCTATCTGTGTGACTATTTATCATCTCGTAAAGAGGCACTCCGTGACGCTCTACATAGTTGAATAGAACCAGAGTGTTTCCCTTAAGATCACACGCAAGATTACGGATAAATTTATTTCTACCCTCATGCTCAACGAGATAACCAATCTCGTCTTGATACCCTTCAAAGAGTTTTTCTTCATGCTTCATTAGCACGATCTTCACTTGGAGTTTGGCAACATGACCTGCTTGCATTAGTTGAGCAGTTCTAGTAACCTGTGAGCATCTACCAAATACACCCTCTAGAACTAACTGATTAACATTTGCACCATCTAGTGTTCCAGTAAATCCGATACGATATTTACATTCATGCAACTTACCCATCAGCGACGTAAGAGACTTAGCTTTGAAAAGGTGCGCCTCGTCACCGATTACGACATCAAATCTATCAAACCACTTACGAGGTTCTTTATAGATAGATTGCCAAGTGGTAATTACTACCTGATGGTCCGTGTATTTTTCTTGCCCACCGTATATCTTGTGGCAATTATCGGCACACATCCAACCGTATTCTGTAAAGTCCTTATACATTTGCTCCACCAAAGAGGTGGTAGGCACTACGATTAGAATATTCCTATCAACATTCGCATGGAAGCGCACCAATGCATAGATCATTAGAGACTTACCTGATGCTGTGGGCGATAGTAATAATCTGCGGTTGTATTTCAGTGCTTCGTATATCGCCTTATATTGATAGTCGCGTACCTTTAACTCAGGCGGAAGTCCTAAGGATTTTACGAATCCAACTACCGACTCAGGAGTAATAAAATCATTCTGATCCAAAGGATGACCGAAGAACTTACAGTCTTCCATACGATACTTGTATCCTTTCTCATCCGCCCAGTCCATGAGATAGTCTAGGAGTCCACAATATATCTCTCCTGTTGCTGGGGAATATAGGCGGATCTTTCCATCCCAACCTTTCCAGCGTCTTTGTTTCTGCATATACTTTGCAGATTCAACTTCAAAACAAAAGAAGTCTGCTAACTCATAGTTGATGTGAGGTTCTGCTTCAACTTTAAGATAAACTTCATTTTTCTTACGAATAAGGAGGTCCATAAAACCATGCTACAAGAGATTTACGCAATCCTGACGTTACAGGTCTAACCCTGTGCCACTGATCACTCTGAAAAAATAGAGCAGTCCCTGGTCGTGACTTGAAGGTCTTGTACCTAGGACTATCTCTAGGACTATATATCTCCAAATCAAAGTCCCCTCCTCCGAAGTCATCGTTGAGGAAAAGTGACATACTAATCTTTCTTACAACACCCCTGACAGGTGTTGGATGCTGGTCCACATGCCAGTCGTAAAAGTCTCCTTTACCATAGATACCAAACTGGACAGGTTCAATACCTGCAATGTTTAGATTCCATTTAGCATCTTTGTTTATTTTTTTCTGCATACGCAAAAGCATGGATAGGAGTTCTCTGTCTCCTATCCATGCTATCTCAGAACTTCTTGTGTCCTTACTGCTATTGTGTAACGTACCTTTTTTCCATTCGAGATTAGGCGAACTAGTCGCTGCTCTCACGATATCCATTGCCTGTCTATTAAAGACTACTTCTTTGAAATAGAGTCCATAGTTCATTATTAAAATCCACTTTGAAACCTCTTCCACTCAATAGCATTTTTAATATGAAAGGTGCGATTATTAATCATACGAAGCACACCATCAAGGAAGAAGAGCACCTGATCTATGTAGTCGATCTTGTATTGTAGTTTATTGATGTCCTCATCGGCATCGATAAACATTACAATCTCTTCTTTGGTGGTAAGTTTCAAGTCAAACGGCATCTCCTTGTATACAGAAGACGGTGCTTTACCTTTGTAATACAACCACTTCTCTTTTACAAGACGCTTCATTTCAAGTTCTCTATCCTTCTTCATCAAAGAATAGGTGTTGTGAAACTCCATGTATTTCATATGGAGTTGAGGGATTGCTAGTGAATCATTATCATGCAAGTCATCATCTAACTTACAATCAGTCTTCCACAGATCCTGTAGTGTTTCCAAGTTCATAACTATACTTAAGTCGCATTGCTCCTAAAATCCAGGCTTCGGACAAGGACTTTGGTCCTGTCTCTATTAGTCTAGCATGTTTCCATTTCAAATTGGGGTCAGCGTATGCTCTCTGTTTCCAGTCTGTCATTAAGGGCGGCGTATTGTACTATTAACATTTCTGACTTCGTACAGCGTATACTTAAATGTGCATGTTGCTGTGAAGTAATCATTATCATTTCCAGTAACATCAAACGATAATGTACTCAAGTTTACAGGAAACAAGTCTTTGAAAACAACATCAAAATTTGCGATATTGTTATTATTCAAAACTTGTAGTGTTGCATCAGAGAATCTGGCATCTTGACCTGGTACTTTCTGGTACTTATCTCTCCACACTTTCCTCTCTTTGAACTCTTGAGGTGTACCTAATGCACGCATCCAGTTGTGCAACTGCATGTAGTTCTCAAGATCTTCATCAACGATAAACTCTACCGTGAACTCGCTGTACCTTATGTTACCATCAATAGGGATGGGAACCATTCCTCTAGTAGGAATGTCAATATTACCAAGTTGAATAGTGGGAATCTCTGCTTTTTGACACAAGAACGAAACCTTGTGCGCCTTATCTAGGATAAACAAGAATCCGATAGGCGACAGATAGTTTCTGTTCGTTAGTTGATCTTCGTACCAGTTTGCCATATTATGCGTTGATATTTTCTAACCATGATGTGGCGATATACTTCTCACCAGACAATGGAGGATTACCTCTATGAACGTGAGTGAAACCTGCTGGCCAAATGAGGACACGTCCTCTTACAGGTTTGAATCGCTTTGCGAGATAAAGAAACTCAGTTTCTCCACCTTCTTCAACATTATTAAGATACATCATTGTTGCTGCAATCCTGCGATTACATCCCATTGATCCTTTCTCGTCATGCCAAGAATGATAACCTTGTTGAGGTAAAGTCTTTTGAACATTGAGATATACTTGCTGATATCTATAACTCAAAAGTTGTTCGTACTTATCAACATAATGTTCTAAGCACGCTCCAACAACTTGGTTGTATGCCCTCATATATTCGTAACCGCAAGTATGGTCGAGCATAAACTCTTCCGTAACAAGTGCAGTATCTGTTCTGATATTCGCTTTACGCTCTTTACCAAACAGACCTTTACGTTTAAAGGTTGCACCAACCTTGTTTTGATATTCCCAATATTCGATTAGATCCGAAGTGTCATACTCGGTGTCAAAGACGCCGATGAAATCTTCAAAATAGAAATCAGTAATCATGGTATAACATTATTTGAAATTATTTAGGCGTTAAAAAAGAGGGGTCCGAAAACCCCCCCAGTCACTTCCTTCACACGGTATTTTTATTTATATTACATAAGTATCCTCTTACAAATAGATTTACAAGTGTGTTGTCCTAGTGCGTCGCATTCAATCAAACATTCGTAGTAGTCATTGAGTTTCTCGTTTTCGACTTCCAAGTCGTCTAGTGTGTTTTCAAAATGACGCCATTCGTCTAGTTGACTGCGAGAAAGAATATTGTGCATAATCATCCCCGTATCGTTTACTCATAATAATAGTTTGGGGTCCAGAGATCATTTTATCACCTCGCATAAATCTGTTACTATCTATACCAAATATCAGCATATTCTGACAAAATACATACATCATGCAAGGAATATTAATGCCTACTAGTTTATACTTACGCATAAAAAAAGACCCCTCTGAGAGGGGTCCGAAGAATGATATGCCCGAAGGCTGATATCACATCAGGTTTGCGACCTGTACGCGACGGTAGTAGCGGTTGCTGTTTGCAGTCAGAGCGCCAGAACCTTGGGTCAGACCTTGTGCGAAGGGGTTCGAGACCATGCCGTAGCGAGTCTTGAAGCCGATCTTGGGCTGGAAGGTGTTGGGGTTGATTGCACGAACCTGCTGGAGAGGAACGTAGGGGCAGTAGAACAGACCTGCGTCATATGCGCTGGTGCCCTTATAACCTGCAACGTAGAAGTGCTTATCAGCAATGTTTGCAGAGTAGGGATCAACATAGACCTTGATCTTGCCGTTGAGAGTACCAACCAGGGTGCTGGAGGTGTCGTCAACGCCTGCGAGACCGTTGTTACCTGCGAGAGCGGGGGTGTAGTCGAGAACACCAGCCATGCCCAGTGCAGAAGCAACGTCAGCAGAACAGATCAGGATGTTGCCCTTCCCGCGACGAGTTTGCTGACCGATAGCGTTAGCATCTCTTTCGATCTGGAACAGGAGACCCTTGAACTTCTCAACAGACCAGCGACCGTTGGAGTC